CATGGTTAAAAAACACATGATTCTCACAGACTGTGAAAAATTGTTTGATTTGAATTATGAACAAACAGTGCTGTTTTTTGACGGGCAGGTACAGGATACCGCAGGTATTTTGCAATTCAATTCTATGGAGCCACAAAAACGCCTGCAAAGATCTTCGTTGCTGTGGCCCGATCTAGGACTGAAGTTGATGTTTTCCAAATTGCCGCATCGCCAACACCTATTGGCACCGGGAGGACACCCCAACGTGGCTGGCCATGATTGGATAGCGGAACTCTTGATTTCCGAAATAGATCGTGTTATACTTGCAGAGTGATAGACATACTCGGTTATCTTCCTGCCCGACGCAAACAAACCGCATCGGGCTGGATATCAGTCAATGCACCCTGTTGTGTACACAATGGAGAAAGTGCTGATCGCAGACAGCGTGGTGGCATAAAGATCACTGACCAAGGTTGGTCGTGGCACTGTTTCAACTGCGGATTCACTGCCAGTTTCATCCTGGGCCGTAATGTTTCATTCAAAGCCCGCCGTTTGTTGACATGGTTAAATGTTCCCAAGGAAGAGATCGAACGCATCAATCTTGAGAGCCTGCGTCATCGCAGCGTGGCGGGGATTTTGGATGATCGCCAGCGCACGGCCAATGTGGTGCAGGGCATAGAGTTTGAAGATCGAGAACTGCCCGAAGAGTTTGCCTTGATTGATAGCAACATGCCGGTACATTGGCAGTATCTCAGAGATAGGCATGTACCCGAAGATTATCCCGTGGGAATGATACATGGTGGTCCCGATGACAAGTTCAGCCGACGGCAAGGTGTGATCATACCTTTTACCTATGATGGACGCATCGTGGGCCATACCCGTAGATTCTTTGACGATCACAATCCGCGCTATGTGCATGACCTGCAACCGGGCTATGTGTTTGGCACAGATCTGCAAAGACCTGACTGGCAGCATGTGATCGTGGTAGAAGGCGTGTTTGATGCCCTGTCGATCTCGGGCTTGGCCGTGTTGCATGCTGACATTTCGGATGTGCAAGCAAGATTGATACGCAGCCTTGGTTGTGACGTCACTGTGGTGCCTGATCAGGATGAGGCCGGCATGCGGCTGGTAGATCGCGCGATAGAACTGGGTTGGGCCGTGAGCATGCCTGAGTGGCCCGACGGAGTGAAAGATGCGAACGATGCGGTAAAGCAGTGGGGAAGACTGGTGACCTTGATACATATATTCCAGGCACGGGAAACCAGCAGGATCAAGATCGAACTAAGGAAAAAACAATTGGTCAAGAAAATATCGGTCAAGCGATAATGAAAATATTGATCTGTGGTGATAGCTATTGTGTGACCGATCCATCTTTTCCTGGCCTTCATTGGTCAGAAAAAATTCTAGATCATTCTCCTAAATACGAAACTTGTAACTTAGCATATGGCGGTTGCAGCAATGCCTTGATAGTCGTGCAGCTCTTGCAGGGATTGCGTTTGAAACCGGATTTTGTCGTACTGTCGTTCACGTCCTTTGGACGATATGAAATAGATAAGGACCCTAAGGCTATACCCGCTGATTTGACATCGCAAGAGATCGCATGGTATATCAAAGAAAGATACATCACAAACAGGTACGATATTCCAGCTGACACGGAAAAAATCATCAATCAGTATATGACTCTGGCATGCTCAGAAAACCTTGAAAAGTTAAAAAATTATTTTTTTATCTCTTTTTGTCTGATGACTTTGCGATCATTAAAAATCAACTTTGCTTTCAGTCTGGGAGGATTTGAGTATGATCAAGATTACACCGCGTTATTGAACTCAAACTTCGTGAAAAATCTATTGCAAGATTTCCATGAACACGAATTATCTCTCAACTTATGGTATCATCGAAGAGATCTCTCACCTTTTTTCCATGTGAAAGACGATAAAATACAAACACTATTTGCCAATCAGTGCATACAAATGATAGAAAGCACATGCTAAAAGATTACGGGCCAGAAGTACAAAAAATATTTTTAGAAATGATGCTCCAGGACGCGCAGAGCTATATCCGCGTGCAGAACATCTACAATCCCGAGAACTTTGATCGCACGTTAAGGCCAGCGGCTGAGTTCATCAAGGATCACTGCGACCGGCACAAGACCATGCCCGAAAGGACACAGGTATCAGCCACCACTGGTCTCCGTCTGGAGCACATTCCCGATCTCAACGAAGGACACTTTGATTGGTTCCTGGAGGAGTTTGAAGCATTCACGCGTAGGCAGGAGCTGGAGCGCGCGATCCTGAAGTCAGCGGATCTGCTGGAGAAGGGCAACTTTGATCCCGTGGAAAAGTTAATCAAGGATGCGGTGCAGATATCTCTGACCCGGGACATGGGCACAGATTATTTCGCAGATCCGCGTGCTCGGCTTATGTCCCTGAAATCCAACAACGGACAGAATTCAACAGGTTGGCCCGCATTAGACAAACTACTTTACGGTGGGTTTAATCGCGGCGAACTGCAGATATTTGCCGGAGGATCGGGATGTGTGACTGAGGACACATTGGTTGAAATTATTGATTTGCCTATTATTGATTAGATTACATCCCAATGCATAAATAAGTGCATGGGGGTGTGACAATGAAAGATGTTATCAAATTTTTTACACAGTGTCGGGCAGTCCGTGAAATATTGGGTGACAACATCAACCTGTCATCCGAACAAAAAAATAATATAGTTTATTTTTTTTCCGAGTTCCCCGATGGAGATCGATCGATGATTTGGCGGAAAAATCTAGCATCATGGATTAACCAAGGATTAGATAACTGGATCCAACGGCGGTATCAGTTAAAGCAATGTACTTCTAACTCCATTGAATGGCATAGATTGATGTACGGAGACCAATGGGAAACTTACTATCAAAATCATCAGGCGCAGATACGCAGTCGATTGCCAAGCAGGACAGAGTACTGGATCAAACTAGGATTGACTCCTGCTGAGGCTGTCAAAAAGGTCAAAGAATCACAACGCAAAAAAGGCAATGCTGCAGCGAAAAAATTGTCGGGCACTTCGATGTACACAGTTAGATCAATAGAATATTGGAAACGCAAAGGTTATTCAGTTGAAGAAGCTCAAAGAACAGTTTCTGCCCTACAGAAGAGAGATTTAGATTTTTACATAAATCGGTTTGGGCTAGAAGAAGGAACCGCACGATTTACAGCTGCCAACAACAAGAAAAAAAATACATGGCAAACAAAAAATAAAAATGAGCATGCTAGAAAAACACTACCCAAGTCATTCAACCCGAATGGGCAAGAAATGAAAGCTATAACTAATTTTTTAAGAGTCAACGAGATTGATCCTAGATTTTGCAAGTATGGTTCACCAAAAGATCAATTTTTCCAATATATCCCCGATGTAGGCTATCGACGTTATGACTTGGCAGTATTTGACAATGAGCATCATTCAAAGTTAAAATGCATATTGGAATTTCACGGACCAGGGCATATCAATTTTTCCGATTACCGACCAGAATTAGAAAATGAACCGATAACAATAAATGGAAAAAAGTTAGCACATTTAGGCACCTATGGTGCCGCTTACCACAATGATAAGGCCAAACGTGATCATATCTTAACTACCTTTCCCGACGTCATATACCTGGTAATATGGTACGAAGATTTTTACAACGGAAGATATCGCATTGATGAATTATCAAGCTGAAAAAGAAATCCAATATCTATCTCAGTTTTATACTCTTGCCCAGATAGATAGCTATGCCAAAGGGCATGATGGCAAGGTGCGTGAACTATACAGCCTTGCCCAACCAAAAAAAGTACCCATATCATCTCTAATGAACAAGATATACGACTCTCACATCGTGGTCAAAAGTCCCGACGGATGGGTGCCGGTTCTTGATTGCATACAAAAAACCAAAGATCTATTGTACAGATTCACTTTTGCGTCGGGTCGACAGATTGTCGCCAGTCACGATCATCTGTATCAAAAATCTGATCAGTCTTGGCATTATGCACGGGATCTAAATATCAATGATGTATTGTTAGCAGACGATGGAATTGACGAGATAGTAGGGATCAAAGAGATCTCAAAAAAAACCAAAGTATACGACTTATCGGTGGGGCATAAAAATCATCGATATTATACCAACGAGATATGTAGTCACAATTCTGGTAAGAGTCTTTTCATGCAGAATCTCGCAGTGAATTGGTGTCAGGCAGGATTGAGTGGGGTGTACATCACGCTGGAACTGTCAGAAGGTTTGTGTAGCTATCGCATAGATTCTATGATGACCAATACCGCGGCCCGAGATATATTCCGGGATCTAGACACTGTGGAAATGAAAGTGCGCATGATGGCCAAGAAAGCCGGACAGATGCGCATCAAGTACATGCCAGCGCAGTCCACAGTGAACGACATCCGAGCCTACATGAAAGAGCTGCAGATACAGACTGGGCTGCGGGCAGATTTCCTGTGTGTGGATTATCTCGATCTCTTGATGCCAGTATCGGCCAAGGTTAGCCCCAATGACTTGTTCGTGAAAGACAAGTATGTTTCAGAAGAACTGCGTAATCTCGCCAAAGAACTCAACATCTTGTTCGTCACTGCTTCGCAGTTGAATCGGGCGGCAGTGGAAGAGATCGAGTTTGACCACAGCCACATATCGGGTGGTATTTCCAAGATCAACACCGCAGACAACGTGTTTGGTATCTTTACATCACGCGCCATGAGAGAGCGTGGGCGCTATCAGTTACAGCTCATGAAAACGCGATCTAGTTCGGGCGTGGGACAAAAAGTGGAACTGGAGTTTGATATCGAAAGCCTGCGGATACGGGATTTGGCCGAAGATCAAGATTACCAAGAATTTAAAAAACGGGCACCGTCGATCTACGAATCTATCAAGGCCAAAAGCACTCTGAGCGACTCCGAGCCTAACTCTACTGTATCTGACGAACCGGGCAAAATCGCAGCAGAAATACAGTCTAACAAGCTGAAACAGTTATTAGGTCAGATCAAACAGTCATGATTTCTAGCCATACCGGTTTCCACCCTCTTAAAGAAGTCTGGTTAGGCGATTGCTATCCGGCATCCTGGTACGATCAATTTGATAGCAGTACACGTGATGTGTTCTACGAAATCACAGAACTTCCCAAACATGATCTGGCTCGATTCGAGAAAAAACTACAAGAATTGGGTGTAAAAACCCACAGACCTAATTTCCAAAGGCGCGACGACTACTGCGACTATCAAGGAAGGCTTTGCAAACCACCGATTACGCCCAGAGACTGGGCCATGGTGCTCGGCGATACACTTTATGTGATTCCTCAGTATGAGCAATCATTTACAGGATTCGATATGGTCATCGATGATTACAGATTGCACAATCAAAAGGTCCAGGTCCTGGACCGTAGTGAACCGGATCCTATGTGTTTTTTGCCTTTTCCTAGCACTGTGCGTGTGGGCAAAGATCTCTTTGTAGATTTCCACAACAACGACCCTAATTCACAACACGTGCACCAGGTATGCCAAATGTTTGCCCAGCAGTACCGAGTCCATATCTCCCATACCGGCGACCACCACGATGGTGTTTTTTGTCCTGTTGCTCCTGGGCAGATTTTTAGCACACACTATCGAAAGGCCTATGGTCAAACTTTTCCAGATTGGCAAGTTTTTTGTCTAGAAGATACTACCCGGCACAGGATCTACAACGGTAGAAATGGTAGATGGTGGGTAGACGGTATTGATTTGCAGGTCCACAATGAGTCTATTTTAAAATACGCCAGCGATTGGATCGGTAATTTTCAAGAAACTGTTTTCGAAGTCAATATGTTGGTAATCGATGAAAAAAATGTTTGCTGTATAGTAGAAGATCCAGCTGGATTTCGCAGACTAGAAGAACTGGGAATAACTCCCCATGTCATAGACTTTCGCACACGAGGGTTTTGGGATGGAGGATTGCATTGCCTAACCGTTGATATCCACAGACTAGGCGAACAACCGGATTACTGGCCTCTCAGGGGCCCAACAGGAATCTACACCTATGCGGTCTGATGACAGGTTTGTGATAGATTTCTATGGAGGCTCTCACGGACATTTTTTAGAGTATGTAATTAACTGTTGGATTTTTAATTGTGCAAGGATCGATCATCTGTTTACACATACCGGAGCCTGTCACGGAGCAAAAGCAGATGAAAGATACAAGCAAGAATGCCTAATAGTTTGTGGTCATTTTAGCCAATTAGATCTGGCCACTCCACGTTTACCAGAAAAATTGATAAGGATAGTGGTAGATGATTTTGTTGGAGCCTGCTGTTATCAGATAAACGTGATTTGCAGGGCCGGTGACATACCTAAAAAAGACAAAGAATTAGACAGTATCGCACCACATGTGCTTGATAATCCAGAAATGCTGCGCAGTGATTATTTTGCAAAATTGTCAAACCCTTCGCACGCATGGAACTTGCCAACTGAATGGAAATTTCCACAGGTGCAAAGTTTGGAAATCAACATGAGTTTGCTCTATGATTTTTTCACATTTCTGGAAGTCATGAAAAATATTTCGGATTTTCTCGATAACACATTCTCTCCAGATCAAGAACTTTTTTATCTATGGCAAGAATTTATCGAACGTAATCAGGGTTTGCAATCTTGGACCCTATGCAATGAGATACTAAAAGATACGATCTCGAATCGTGATCGCGATATAAATCTCGAAGTAGAACAGCAAGCACTGTTGAATGTGTTGTTGTCTAGAACCGTGGGTATATTTGACGGTGATTTGTTTATCCGGCCCGATTACCCTTCCAACACCAAAGAAATTTCAGAGTTGATAAAATTACACCTAAACACATTTGACTCTAGATTTTGAGATATTGATCTAGCGCCACGCTCCGGACATTGGCTCGATTCACCTGCAAGAACTGGCTGCCATCTCGGCTCTGCATCTCGCCTTGGCCCACGATCACCGAACCTGATCCATATTTTATGGGGTTGTCTACAATGAGATCCACGTATTCGCCTTCGCCTACGCCCAGTGTGATGAAATGGATATATCGATTTTTATCGCGACGGAACACACGACTGTTGGCCACTATGCCAGCAAACTGATACTTGTCTAGATAGAGATTCCGCACACCCATACCGGGCAGGAATCCTGGGCTGTTCCAGCAGCCATGTTCCAGGAATGATTCCACTGGATCTTCCATGATCCAGTTATCAAATCCCAGTTCACGCAGATCCCAGCCTGCTCGCTTGGCTTCGTTCCTGTAGACCCAGCGGGCATAGCTGCCCTGGCAGTGTTTCAAGGCCGCCCGCCAGAACTCTCTGGGATTGTGCGCTTTCTGATAAGCCAAGGCCCAGATCAATCGGCCGAGGTTTACGGCATGAGCACGGCACAGGCCAAATCCCGCCAGGCTCTGCATCTCTTGATAGATGGCGTGACGATCGGGATGATCGCCCAGCCGCGCCATGAACTCCATGACCTTCTCTTCATTGCGTTTGGCGAATGCCCGGCGATACATGTCGGCTTCATAGGCATTGACGCTGATCAGCCGCATGATCTTTTCTATGGCATCATCCTCGCACACTATGGCCGATTCTTGCACGGTCTTCTTGGTCCAGTCATGGAAGAAGCTGGCCTTTTTCCTACCTTCCACGGCTACTGGACGCACCAGCGCAGTGGCGAACACGCAGTCATCCACTGACGTGGGACGGATGGCGCGGAACAGGCGCCGCATGGCCGGTGATTCGCCCTGCGTCACACCCAAGACATCTCCGCGCTGTAGCAAGTCGGCAGTGCGATCATCTTCCTTGGGGTATTCGTGTATCATCCTGGTAGAGTCAATCTCCATGAGTTGGCTGAGTCCACGATTGGCCAAGATATCTACTTTGAGATGTTCCAGATCCTCAACTTCGTTTTTGTCCAAGAGTATGAGGTTGTCATCGCGGAACAGACTCTGTGGCAGTTTCCTGTCAAACACTATCACGCCGCCGCAGTGTTTTGACAGGCAGCGTTTCTTGCCCATGAGTTTTTTCTCTATCCGTTGTGCTTCTTCCACATCTACGCCCAGTTTGGCATAGTCTATTTCTTTAGGGAGTCGGCCTCGAGCACCCAGACGCTTGGCTGCTTCTCTGCGAGCCGATCGCTCTTTATACATCACATAGTTGCTGATGCGGGCAGTCTTGCCCGGCCAAGCATCAAAGATACGCTGCATGGCCAGTTCCTGCTGGTGGTGTGGTACATCGATGTCTACATCGGGCAGGTCATCACGGAAGGGATTGAGGAAGCGGGCTAGAGGTATGCGCCATTCTATGGGATCCACGTCCGTGATCGCCATGAGATAGCAGACCAAGCTGGAGCCGGCTGATCCGCGGGTCATGTGTGGTATGTCTTGGTTGAGATCCAGCACCCTGCGGATCTTGAGGAAGTAGTCGGTGAAACGCTGCTGTATGATTATGCCGAATTCTTCCGCCAAACGCGCTTGGTATTCTTCGCCTTCGGGGCAGGGTCTGCGGAATTCAGCCAACAAGGATTCGATCTGTTGTAATTCTGTCGCCATAAAGTGTGCCTTTAAATATGCCTGTGCGGTTATTTACGGTTTTTGCCAGCCACCCGCCAATAAATAACAAAAAGGTCATAACAACAATGCAAAAACGCACCCGCAGCATATTAGAAGAACTAGATGCGATATACGTGGAACGCCATGAAGATCGTGATCGCCGCTACATCATCGAGAGCCGGGCATCAAACGTGATAGCGAGTGCTGTGCGATTGGTGGAGCAGATCGAAGCAGCATATCCTGCTGATCAAGCAGAAAATCTAGTGCGTAAATTGCTCAACGCTATACGCACCAAAGACGCGACAAAATTCGCCCGCACAGTGAGACGCACAGATGCAGATCTATGAAGTAACACAGCCACAGTTGCATGAATCAGTGCTGGGCAACATGCTGGGTGATATGTTTTTTGGTGCTACCGCTGCTGGCATCAATGCTGTGCGTGGTATGCTGACCAAGGATCCTGAACTGATGAAATTGCCTTTAGATCAGCGGGCCAAACGCATAGCAGCCTCTGATCAACTGCGTGGTGAAGCCATGAAAACGCTCCAGGCATGGAATGGCCACATGGCACAGATCACCCGGGCCAATCAGAATCAACCACCCAGCGAAGACATGTACAAACAGGCCATGATGGACTGGATCAACAAAAACCTGTTCGCCAACAAAATCTCCAGTCAAGCACCGGGCATAGATAGGTCTGTGCAGGACATCATTGCCAGATCCTGGACGCAGAACAGCGATCCACGTGCCATGCTGCAGAACATGACCCAATTATTGAGCGTGGCCATGGCAGCCCAGGTCACTCCGGCCAATCTCGAAGCTAGCCTGCCCGACAAACAGCAGATCACAATGCAGCGTACCATCGGATCTACCACAAGCAATTTCAACTATCAATGGAACGCCAATGCCAATCGTTGGGAATTGTTGGCACCAGCCGGTCCCAGTGCTGCTTCAGGGTATAGATACGTGCCCATAGATCGCAGAGATCCTGTGCACAACGAACTTACCATGCAGGTGCTGGGAAGATCCGCATGATCCTGGCCGAAGGCGGCAACATCTTCAAAGATGCCGACGGTGTGCCCGTCACACAACGTATCGCACAGACTGACATCAAACCCACCCTGGTATGGTTGGAACACATGCTGCCTGGACTGGATCTACGCAACAACATGCTGGGGTCCACTGGACTCAAGCCCACGTCCGGCGACATAGACATCGCCTTGGATGCCAATGTAGTGACCAAGGAACAACTGGTCAAGCGGCTCACGGACTGGGCAGTGGCCAACAAGTTTGATCCTCGGGACTGGGTGCGGAAATCGGGTGTGGCTGTGCATTTCAAAACACCCATCGTGGGAGTGCCCGAGCGTGGCTATGTGCAGACCGACTTCATGTTTCTCAACAAGCCCGAGTTCTCCAAATTTATCCTGCGGCAAGATCCCAACAGCGAATACAAAGGTGCCACACGGAACGTGTTGTTGAACTCCTTGGCCAAGAGCATGGGCTACAAGCTCAATCTGAACGACGGTATCATGGACCGAACCACCAATGAACTGATCACGGATGACCCTGATCAGATCGCTCAGATGCTGCTGAATCCCGGTGCCAGTCGCGAAGATCTTGGGTCAGTGGAAAAGATCCTGGCACAGTTAAAAACAGATCCCAAAAAGGATGCCAAACTGGCTGACTTCCGCGATCACATGCAGCGTGCGGGCACACCCTTGGACGAAAACGTGGGCTACACTGAAGTGAACTGGATGGCCCGCTTGCGAGACAGAATCATGGTACAGGGCATGCAGGTCATCACTGAAGGGGTGCGTATCGAGCATCCCGAAGATCGAGTCTTGGATGCCGGCAGCCGAGGACTGACACAAGCTCTGCAGGGCATCTTGGCAGCGGCCCGGCAGCCCGAGACTACCACGGTGAAATGGGACGGCAAGCCCGCCATCATATTTGGTCGCAAGCCCTCGGGCGAGTTTGTGCTCACAGACAAATCGGGATTCCTAGCCAAGGGCTATGATGGCCTGGCCACCAGTCCCGAACAGATCGAACAGATCATGGCCGCACGTGGCGGCGAACGTGGTGAACTCATAGCCATCTACAAAAAAATGTTCCCCATGCTGAGACGCACAGTGCCTCAGGACTTCCGGGGCTATGTGCAGGGCGATCTTTTGTATGCTGCCCAGCCCCCTGTGGTGCAAGGTGCTTACGAGTTCCAGCCCAACACAGTGAAATACCGCGTGCCCGCAGACAGCGAACTGGGACAACAGATCGGTACCAGCGAAGTTGGCGTGGTGGTTCACACACAGTTGGCCGCACCCGGTGCCGCAGCTGAACCCATCACTGCCACGGATCTTGTGCCTGCTCCTGGAGTGCTGATCCTGGACCCCAGCCTGCGGACCTCAGGCGAAATCAAGTTAGACAAGAACACTGTAAAAACCATACAAGATATCATCGCCCAGCACGGCTCAGCCATAGATCAGTTATTCAACCCACAAGAGCTGAGAGATCGTAGGATCACGGATCTGCCACAGTTGATCAAGCAGTACATGAACAGCCGGGTGCGATCTGGCAGTTATGACGATCTCATCTCAGGGTTTGGTACCTGGGTGCAACAACAGGCTCCGGCCAAGGCACCGCGTATATTTGACTGGGCCACTCAAAACAAAACTGCCATGGCCGCTGTGTTTGAAGCGTTCCTGGCTGTGAGCCAGCTCAAGAACGATCTTGTGCGGCAGTTGGATGCACAGGCACAGGACGTGTCGGCATCAGTGAACGACGAACCCGGTCACGAAGGCTATGTGGGACAGGGCATGAAATTCGTGGATCGCATGAGATTCTCGGCCGCAAACTTCGCCAGAAACAATCCAGAACTCACCTAGACAACCGCATTTTTCTCCAATTTGCTAAATAAGTGCAGAGGCAGAGCCTCACTTACTAAGGAGATTTAAAATGGCATTTTTCCCACCCGCACATGGTGATTCGCAACCAGTATTTGCACTAGACATCAACAACGGTCCCCAGACCGGTCAGATCTCGGCAGCTGCCTTGGTGCAGATGGCAGGTCCCAAGTTAGACTTCATCGCACTCGTAGTTGAGAATGGATCAAACCAGGCCATCGACCTACGCAACCAGTTGGGTAATGCCAACGGTGGCGGCACGGGCGTGTTCAATCCTGGTGTGGTCAACACTATCAATGCAGCGATCCAGCGTACTTGTACCATCGCTTTCTACCAGGTAGAAGGCACCACAGCAGGACAGATTTCTTATGGTATCTATCCTTCGGGTGCTTTTGCCAACGCCACAGACCTCGGCAACGTGGTCGCTGGTCTCGGCACAGTCACAGTCACTGAAGAAGATGGCACCACAAACTCAGTGGACGTTTCTGGTTCGCAGAGCACCAACGTTGGTTTCAAACTGGCAT